CGGGAGGAGGTAATGATGAAGTATTTTTTGAATCGGACACTAACGTAACAACAAACTATACGATAACATCAGGAAAAAATGCACACACAGTAAGTCCTGTTATAAATAGTGGTGTAACTGTGACCGTGCCATCTGGCAGTCTACTTGTTATTCTTTAATTATGGCTTTAAACATTAACGGCACTACTGGTATTTCTGGAGTTGATGGATCAGCATCCGCACCAGTACTAAAAGGAACAGATGCAAATACAGGAGTAAGTTTTGGAAATGATATTATTGATTTGAACACTGGCGGTTCTTCCAGATTTAAAATAGGTGCTGCTGGTCAATTAGGTGTAGCTGGTGCTAATTATGGAAGTTCTGGTCAAGCATTAGTATCTCAGGGAGCTAGTGCTGCTCCACAATGGGCTACAGTAGGTGGTGGAGGAAAAGTTTTACAAGTTATAGAAGGTACTAGTACCTCGCAAACAAGTTTAAGCACTACTACATATTCAGATATTGGAATGGCTGTTGATATAACACCGCAGACAAATAGTAAAGTACTTGTATTAGTTAATTTTTCTCATAATATGAATAGTAACCAAGAAGAGGGTTTTGGGATAAAACTTTTAAGAGGGTCAACAGCACTTTATACTTCACCCTCAACTGCTGAGTGGTATGCCTATACAGCTTCTTCGGGCCAGTTTAGGAATAGAGCAACATTTCATTATTATGATGCTGCTCCAGGTGGTAACGGCTCAACTGCTTTAACATATAAAATACAATCTGCTACATATGCTGGTCGTACAGTTGAATATGTGGTAAGTGGTGAAAGATCAACTATTACGTTAATTGAAATAGGTGCATAATGATTCATACAAAACATTCAGCATTAAAATCTTTAAAACCCTCAAGTGAATATGCTTGGGTTGGATTCGATTATTCTAATTTAAATTGGATAAGTTCTGATCCAAAACCAACTGAAACTGAAATAGATGCGGAAGTTACAAGATTAACTAATGACGAAGGAATGAGACTACTAAGAATAGAAAGAGATAAACTATTAGCTGCTACTGATTGGAGAGCCAGTTCTGACTTAACGCTTTCAGATGCTTGGAAAACATATCGTCAAAGTTTGCGTGATCTTCCAGCAAGTTCATCGCCTAAACTTGATTCTAATGGTAATTTAGATATGAGTTCTGTTACCTTTCCTACCGAGCCTAGTTAATCATGACAGCAAAGATTAAACTAAACGCAGCATCAGGTGGTGGTTCAGTCAGCCTAAAAGCACCTTCATCAACTACAAGTGACGCTGCTGTTGAATTACAACTTCCTGTTGCCGATGGCAGTGCAAATCAATTTATAAAAACCGATGGTTCGGGAAATTTATCATTTGCAGCAGCAGGGGGCGGTAAAATTGTTCAAGTTAAGTCTGTATCAAAACTTGATGCTTTTACTGTAGCCAGTCCAAACGCTGGTCAATATTATGACGTTACAGGTTTAGATAATTTACAAATAACTACTACAGGTTCAAATAAAGTTATTGTTTTTATGACTGTGCATATGGGTATAGATAATGATGGTTATAACGGATTTTTCAAAGGAATAAGAATTACAAGTGGTGTTTATTATAATTTATCTTACAATAGTACAACAGGTTCATCTTACAGAGCCTCCAATGCTGGAGTATGGACAGATAGTACAAGTGTTCCTGATAATCATACACACGCTATGCACATTGTTGGATTTGAAGATAGTCCAGGTGCTGGAACACATCAATATGGCATTCAAATATCATCAAGTTATACTCAATCAATTTCTACAGGCCAACCTCATGAAGGTGAAGCAACTGGTCATGTTTATGCTCCTTCTGGAACAATAACACTTTTTGAGGTTGAAGCATAATGAGTTTAGATCATAAAGCGATAATGAAAGCCTATCCAGATGCTTTTATCATTGACGACAGCACAGGTGCATTTAAAGAAGATGGTACAAAAATTGAATTAGAGCAAAGCAAAATAGATGCTGCACGAGCCACATTAAACGCTGAATACGCAGCACTTGAATATTCAAGAAATAGAGCAGCAGAATATCCTCCTATTGAAGATCAGCTTGATACGATTTATCATAGTGGTGTAGCTGGTTGGAAAACTAAAATCAAAGCTATTAAGGACAAGTATCCAAAACCATGAGCGAAATCAAGGTAAATTCGATAAAAGGGGTTGCAGCTAGTACTGCTGCTATTACTGTTAACAATACTGATGGAACGTGTACTGCCAACATTACTAATAACCTAAGTAATCGTAATTTAATAATTAATGGAGCTATGGAAGTGGCTCAACGTGCGACTACAAACAATACAACTGGTGCTCAAAGTACTTATCATACTTTAGATAGATTTATGACACAAATATCAGTAGGCACAATTACAGAATCACAACAAGATTTAGCTACAAGTGATACACCATATACTTTAGGGTTTAGAAAGTATATGAGGGTTTTAAATCAAAGTGGTATTAGTGCTGCGACTAATCAATATTTACAAATAGATCAAAGAATAGAAGCACAAAATGTTGCTCAAAGTGGTTGGAATTATACTTCAAGTTCTAGTTTCATTACAGTCTCTTTCTGGGTTAGAGCTAGTGTCACACAATCTTATGTCGGGGTACTGCAAACTGCCGATGGAACAGAAAGACATTATCCATTTGAAATTTCTTTAACTGCTGACCAATGGACAAAAGTATCAAAAACTATCCCAGGAGATTCTGGAATTACAGTTAATAATGATAATGGTAAGGGATTAACAGTTTCATTTATTGTATATTATGGAACACAATTTACTGGTGGAAGTGGTACTTTTAACGCTTGGAATACTACAGGAAGTGGATTGACTCGTTGGCCTGATATGACAACAACATGGGCAACTACAACTAATGCAACATTTGATGTGACGGGAGTTCAATTAGAAGTAGGTAGCGTGGCAACAGATTTTGAGCATAGGTCATATCAAGATGAATTTTTGCGTTGTTGTCGATATTTTTATTTTACTAATTCGCAACACTTTTCTATAGCGAGGGGAAATAATAGTGATGGTGTTGTTGGTTTTGTTGAAACCCAAGTACCACTTAGAGCTACACCGTCTGTCACTTTATCAGGAAATTGGCGGCAATATGGAATAGATTCAAATTCAAGTAGCTCTACACAACCTACTTGTCCATCATTTAGGGCAAATCAAAAAGGAATAAGACTTAATCAAACTGGTCATTCAGGAGTAAATGATGATTGTGTTACTGCAATGTTTTGTGATGGTTCTAATGGTGACGGTCTTAAATTTGATTCGGAGCTTTAGTTATGACTATTTCTTACAAACACAGAAACAACACTTTTAAAAATTCTAATGGAGATAATGTGACACATAAAGACATTCTTTTAAAAGTTGATGGTGTAGAAACAACAGCTATTCCTATTGACGAAGCAAACAGAGATTATCAAGAGTACCTTGCGTGGGTAGCAGAGGGAAACACAACCGAAGCTGCCGATTAATTAACCTTTTCGTGCATCTGCCTTGTCATTAACCCCATAGTGACGTAGAGAGGCGATAGAGCTACAATAAGCAGTAATACAAGCACACTTGAAAAAGATAGTGCTTTCAATATTGCAAATTTAATCATGTTTCAAAAAATTGCTAATATTCTTAGCATTGTTTCTTTTCTTATGGTAGCCTCCATGAGTGGTGGAGCGTATTTAGGTTACAAGTATGTAACTTCAGAACAGTTTAAATCAAGAGTTATGAATGAAATTCTTGGTAATGTTCAAGGAATGATGCCAAAAGTATTAGATAATGCTTTACCAAGTACAACAGGTGAATCTATTCCTTTTCTTAAAAAATAATTGGAAATACCTGATATAAGTATTCCTGAGATATACGTTCCAGACGTTCCAGAAATCTATAGTCAATATTATATTGATATACCTAATCCAAATGATATAGATGTTCCTGGTTGTACTTATCAGCATCGTGATATAAAAAATACAGGTAATCGTAATTTATTATTAGATGATCCTAATGGTGTATATACAACGTGCGATGTACCATTTCCTAGTTTCATTCCTCTTGACTATACACCTGAGAATCTTGTCATTACAGAAGAAGCACCTGTTAATAATGAAACACCACCTCTTCCAGAAACACAGACACCAGATGCTAAGATTCCAGAAAAAAAAGATGAAGAGATAGTTATTCCTGATTGCCCTGGTAAAAATGACAGAAGGGTAGGAGAGTTTACATCAGAGTTGCGTACAGAGAGAGTTAAAGGTTATAAGAGGGGAGAAGATGGTATTGAATGTATTGCTATCTATGAAGACGTTCCGTTTATCGATCAATACATCCCAACTGCTAGTGCTGTTGTTAATACAGTTGTTATTGCTACTGTCGCTGCCTCTACTCCATTACTACTTAATGTTATAAAACCATTAGTAAAACAGGTCATAAATAAGTTTACAAAAAAGAAAAAAGAGAAGTAAAATAGTAAAACCTTATTCACCATGGCGAAGGATAGGGTGTCTAGGTAGGCAAGTCAAAACCCGTACTTGTCTACTGCTTTAATTTATGAGTATGTGGGATAACTTGATTTGGTGGGATAGTAACAACAATATCTTCACAGGTAACAGCACTAGGAGTATTAGGTTTAAAGGTAACACCTAATTTCGCCTGTTTTGCACATTGCTCCAAACGATATAAACTGATCTCCATTTTAGTTTTCTTTATCAATAACTTTTGAGCTTCAATATTTACTTGGGTCGCTTCATGGCAAAGGGCTGGTGACTTTCCCAATGGTATGTTTATTTGAGCCGAGATCCCATAATTTAAATTAAAGTTTTCCTTTTCAAATCTAGGAGTTTCTTGAACATACTTTATTTCTCCAGTATTCTCGTCATAGATATTTTGTCTGGTAACAGTTTCTCTAGGTAATGAAAATGTATGAGAATCAGTTACATACGGAGTAATCGTAAGACTAGGAGAAGCACAGACAATACCTTGACTCATCCTAAAAGATGGCATAGAACTAGGTGTTATCATTGTAGCATTGTTGTTAACGACCCCCTGTGCGTTTGACGAAGGGGATGCTACAGTCGTATTAGCCAAAACCTTTGCAGGGCAAAGCATTAAAGCTACTGCCCAAAGGTAGTTGTAGTTTCTACTGTGGTTGTTGTATTTATTGTTCTTGTTATTGTCGTTACTGTGTCTAGTCCTGGTGTTATTAAGGTTTCTTGAAGAGAAAAGGCTGATCCTGGAGTTACGACTTTCCATCTTGGAACGTCTTGTAGGCTTGGTGCTGTCCAACTAAAACTTACTCCTCCAACAGTTTGTTCTGTAAGAGTTGTAGCTGTAGGATTGATATAGTTATTTGTATCGGCACTTTCAATATTATGTCCTGATGCAGAGTAGGAGTATCCTGTCCGATATTGATGGCTTGTAATGGTTTCATTTATTACTGATTCAGAGGTTGAAGAAGTCTGACTTGAGCCAGATCGGAACTGAGGCACTACGGGGACTGCTAATGTCCTTAAAGGTAATGCTAATAAAACTAAGAGCCAAAGTCTAGTCAATCGTAATACGGACAGTAGTAGAGCCAATACAGCTAGTGCCACTACCCCCTGCTGTGCAAGTATGTATTCCTGACGAAACAGATGTTAGTGCTAAGTTCCCTGCTGTTCCTCCTGAGATAACAGTAGTTTGACCACCAAGTACAGGGAGACTTGCAATACCGCTTGATGGAGTGATTGCAGATTGTGTTACATCTCCAGCCTGATAACTTTCACTTAGAGAGAAGGCAGAGCCAGCAGTTGTAACCGATTTATTTGTATTTACTAAAGCTGGTACTCCATTACTTAAGCTACCAAGATTCAAACCACCTATCCCATTTGTAACCACACTATCGCCTGTTCCTGTTGAAGTCGTAATATTATTTCCACTTATGCTGTAACTCGATGGTGCTGCATTAGTAATTACATAAGGCGAATCTATAGAAATTTGTGCAGAGGTTACAAATTCCTGTTTTATATTGGCAAAAGCAGCCGATGGTAAAAATAAAAATAAAGCAAATAGTTTTTTCATTTGATACCTACATTAGTGTCTTTGTTATCTACTATCTTAGCAGCGTTATTAGGTTTCTTTTTGTTCACACTGATACCATAAGAACCTAAGACCCCACTGGTCAAACCTGCTAAAAAAGCTCCGTCATTCCTGATCTTATCCATGTATCCAAGAGTCATCATTGCTAACGACCAACAAAGAATCATAAATCGGACAGCGTGACCAAACAGTTCACCCCAATCCGTACCTTCTTTTTCTTCTTGATCTTCCATG